TTCGCCGTCTTTCGCGGATGTAAACATAAACGTAAGGTGTCGCTGACTGGCAGCAAAAGGGGGCGCAGACAACCGCCCCTTGTCTTATTTCCCGCTCACGGGTAATCTTTGCGCAATCTCCCCCAGGCTCCCCACCGAACACCCCTGAAGCCCTTCAGGGCCTGAATGCCCAACCCCTGCCGCTAACCTGCGGCCATGAAACGACTCCAGCTTTCTCCTAATTTTTATCTCGACGAGTTCACCCGCTCGCAGACCGCTGCGCGCCATGACATCGACATGAGCGTGACGCCAGGCAGCGAGGTGTACCGCAATCTCAAACTGTTGGCCGAGCTGGCCCTGCAGCCGGCGCGTGAGGCGCTGGGACCGATATTTATCAGCTCCGGTTATCGCCCGCTGCTGCTGAACCAGAAGATCGGAGGCAGCGCCACCAGCGCCCATGTTCACGGCTTGGCTGCCGATATCGCCGTCAGCGGCCACAACCCGCTGCTGGTTGCTCGCTGGTTCGAGAACAGCGGCATTGCCTTCGACCAGGTCATTCATGAGTTTGGCCAGTGGGTACACGTCGGCATTGTCCCCGAGGGACGGGTGCCACGACAGCAACTGCTGACCGCCGTGAAAACCGCCAAAGGCACCGCCTACCTCTACGGCATTCATTCCATGCCCGAAGCACTGCGGAGGGCAGGCTGATGGACTGGAGCTGGGACAGCATTAAAGACACGGTGGCCAAGGCCGCCCCTTTGCTTGGTAGCGCCCTGGGCCCTGCAGGCGGTGCCGTCGGTACCCTGATTGCCACCGCACTGGGTGTGGACGACAACCCCGATGCGGTGGCCAGAGCGATCAAGGCGGATCCGCAGGCGCTGGTCAAGCTCAAGGAACTGGAGCGCGAGCACGAGCGTGAACTGAAACGCATGGTACTGGAGGCCGAGACAGCCCGCCTCACCGAGATCAACAAAACCATGCGCGCAGAAGCCGCTGCCAACGATGGCTTCGTCCGGCGCTGGCGCCCGACCTTTGGCTACATTGTCGCGCTCACCTGGTTGATCCAGTCCGTTGCGATCGCCTGGGCCATGGTCGGATCCCCCGAAAACGCCGCCGCTTTGATTAACGCCGTCACCGCACTCACGCCGATGTGGGGCATTGCCCTGTCCATCCTGGGTATCAATATCAGCTCCCGCTCACGGGATAAGCGTGTGAACGCCGGGCAGGATGGCCGAGGCCTGCTAGAAAAGCTCACCGACTCGCTGGGGAGCAAGCGCCATGGATGAGCGCTACCACGACCAGGCTCGCGAGCTGACAGAGCGCCGGACAGCCGAGGCCGTCCGTGCCGTGCGCAACCGACCGATTGAAGCCCCGCTGGAGGTTGAAGGCGAGCGCGTGTGTCTGGGCTGCCGTGAGCCGATAGCCATTGCCCGATTGAACGCCAACCCGGCGGCCGTGCGCTGCATCGACTGCCAAACCGACCACGAACGGAGGAGTAAATGACTTTGGCAGAGATCGACTACAGCGGCGCGCGCTTCTGGATGGACATTCTGCAGTTGATCGGGTTTGCGGCCCTGGCGCTGTATACCCACATTACCAGCCGCTCCAAGGCCAACCGTGCTGCCATCAACGCTTTGCGAGAAGACATCGAGAAAGACGTTGATGCGGCTGTGGAGCGCGTCATCCGGGGCGAGCGGCACCTGGATGTGTTGGAAAGCCGCATGAACAACGCACCGACCCATGCCGACCTCGGCCGGGTTTATGCGCGGCTCAATACCGTGGCCGCTCAGATGGAGCGCCTCAGCGGGCAAATGGGCGCAGTGGCACATCAGCTCCAGCTGGTTAACGAGTATCTACTGAACAACAGAGGGGGATCCCAGTGAGCTATTCCGACGCAGTGAGTGCGGATCAGCGCCTGGTCATTTTGTCCGCGCTGGAGGAAGACCCCGGCTACAGCCACAACGAGCACGTACTGAGGGGCATGCTGGCCGCCACCGGGCACCAGGTGTCTCACGATGGCCTGCGCAGCCAGTTGGCGTGGCTCGACGAACAAGGCCTGATCACACTTACCCGGGCCGGCCAGACGCAAATTGCCCGTATTACGTCACGCGGGGAAGACGCAGCGTTGGGCCACACACGCATTCCGGGCGTAGCCCGGCCGAGGATAGACGGATGATCTGGTTATATTGGTACGTCTCTATTGCCCTGCTGAGCATGGCAACTGACTCAGCGATATCCTATGTCGCCAAACGCCGTCACTGCCTGGTCCTGTCGATGCTGGGGGCTCTGGCCTGGCCGGTCAGCCTGCCACTTTGTATCGCCTTTGCCTGGCGGGCCACCCGCCGTTACAGGGAGTGGTAATGATGCCTCGCCCCTCATCCATTGACCTACTGCCCCAGCCGGTTAAGGAATCCCTGAACGAATGGCTCCGTGACCCGGCCACCACTCAGATGGAAGCGGTCGACCGCGCCAACCTGCTGCTGGAACAGCTGGGGCTTGAAGACCGGCTGACCAAAAGCTCGGTCAATCGCTACGCCGTCAAGATGGCCAGCATCGGCGAGAAGCTGCGCCAGTCCCGCGAGATCTCCGAGATGTGGATCGGCAAGCTGGGCGCCGCGCCCCAGGGTGCCATGGGCCACATGATCAATGAGCTGATCCGCTCGATGACCTTTGATGTCGGGGTAAAGCTGCAGGAAGGCGACCTCAAAGCTGAAGACCTGCCCGGTACGATCGCCATGCTCAAGGATCTGGCCTTGACCGCTGCGCGCCTGGAGCAGGCCAGCAGTGCGAACGTCAAGCGTGAGGCAGAGATTCGTAAGCAGGAGCGGGAGAAGGCTCAGGCCGAAGCCGTCGAAGCCGCTGCTACCAGCATGGCCAGCCAAGGCATGACCCGCGAATCCATCGACGCCATCAAGCGTGACATTCTGGGGATTGCCTGATGGAAGAGTTGGCCGTGGCCCAGGCGATTGTGGACGCTGCTGATACCCTTGGTACCGCTATTGTTATCGCGGCATTCGTTCGGGGGTTCCTGAACAAATGACTTCGCCACTGCCAGACTCCGTCCTGCTGCCGTACCAGAAAGCCTGGATTGAAGACGATTCAGAACTCAAGATTGCCGAGAAGAGCCGGCGAACCGGCTTCACGTGGGCTGAGGCCGCCGATGCGGTTCTGACGGCCAGCGCCTCCAAGGCAGCCGGTGGCACCAACCACTTCTACGTGGGCTCCAATAAAGAGATGGCCATCGAATTCATTGATGCCTGCGCCATGTGGGCGCGGGCTTTTGATCGGGCAGCCTCCACGATTCAGGAAGAAGTGCTGAAAGATGAGGACAAAGACATCCTCACGTTCACCATCCACTTCTCCAGTGGTTACAAGATCCAGGCGCTGTCCAGCCGCCCCACCAACCTACGGGGCCGCCAGGGCAACGTCACCATCGATGAGGGCGCCCACCACGAGCAGCTCGCGGAAGTACTCAAAGCCGCACTGGCATTGACCATGTGGGGTGCAAAGGTACGTCTGATCAGCACCCACAATGGCGCTGAAAACCTCTTTAACGAATTGATCCAGGACAGCCGAGCTGGCAAGAAGCGCTACAGCGTCCATCGGCTCACGCTGGACGACGCTTGCGAACAGGGCCTGTACAAAAGAATCTGCCAGGTACGTGGCAAAGAATGGAGTCTCGAAGCTGAGAAGCAGTGGAAAGAGAACCTGCTGAAAGACACGGCCACGCGTGAAGACGCCATGGAGGAATACTACTGCGTTCCGAAATCTGGCGGCGGTGCCTACATTTCCCGTGCCTTAATTGAAGCACGAATGGTTGAGGCCCCGGTCGCACGCTACGAAGGCACGACCGAGTTCAACGCCTGGCCGGAACACCTGCGCAACGCGGAGATGCGCGATTGGTGCGAGAGTGTTTTGTTGCCTCTGCTGAAAGCACTGGATCCAGACCTTCGCCATTGCTTTGGTGAAGATTTCGGGCGCAGCGGTGACCTTACCGTTATTGCGCCTATGGCCATCACCCAGCAGCTCAAGCGCCGCGTGCCGTTTCTGGTAGAGCTGCGCAACGTGCCCTTCAAACAGCAAGAACAGGTGCTGTTTTACATCGTCGACCGTTTACCGGGATTGCAATCCGGGGCGCTGGATGCCCGAGGTAACGGCCAGTATCTGGCGGAACAGGCGGTCGATGAATACGGCGCCGACCGGATAGAGGCCGTGATGCTTTCACAGTCCTGGTATCTGGAGACCATGCCCAAGTTCAAGGCCGCCTTTGAAGATGACGGCATTGAGATCCCCCGCGACAGCGACGTGCTGGACGACTTACGCGCCCTGCAGGTGATCAAGGGCATACCCAAGCTACCAGACGCCAAAACAGGTAGTGGCAAGGATCGACACGGTGACTCGGCCATTGCCCTGGCGCTGGCCTATTACGCCAGCTTCAACCAGTCGGCGCTGGAATACGGCTACGAAGCCGTCAAATCCGGCCCCGAACACAACCACCACCGACCGGTGCGTGCTACCGCCGGCTTTCGTAACAGAGGAGGAATGCTGTAATGGCCGAATCATCCATTGTGGACACACGCGGCCGTCCGATCCGGAAGGCCGAACTGAAGCAGGAATTGGCAGCCCCCTCGCTCACCGGCGTGCGCCAGGTCTGGCACAACAGCATTGCCAGCCACCTGACGCCCGATCGGCTGGGTTCGATCTTGCGGGCGGCCGAGAACAACGATGGCCACGACTACCTAACGCTGGCCGAGGAAATGGAAGAGCGCGAGCCCCATTACGCGTCAGTGATCGGCACCCGAAAACGGGCGGTCAGCGGTCTGGACGTGGTGGTGGAATCCGCCTCCGATGATCCGGCGGATGTGCGCCTGGCCGATGCGGTGCGGGACCTGGTGCGCGATGCCGTGTTCAGCAGTCTGATTGAAGATCTGCTAGATGCCCTGGGCAAAGGCTATTCGGTCGCTGAAATCATGTGGCAGACCCGAGGTCGGGAGTGGTGGCCACGGGACTACGTCTGGCGGGATCCGCGATTCTTCCGTTTCGACCAGGCCACTGGTCGCGAGCTGCGGCTGATCGACCAGGACAACGTCGCCCAGGGCATCGCCCTGGCGCCATACAAATTTATCGTACATCGTCCCAGGTTAAAGACGGGCGTCACCTTGCGCGGTGGCTTAGCCCGCCTGGTGGCAGTCTCCTACATGGCCAAGAGCTACACGCTCACAGACTGGCTGGCGTTTGCGGAAGTGTTCGGCATGCCGCTGCGGCTGGGCCGGTACAACAGCAATGCCAAGGCTGATGAGGTGGACATCCTGCGGGCGGCCGTCGCCAACCTGGGATCGGATGCGGGCGCCATTCTGCCGGAAGGCATGAAGATCGAGTTCCAGGAACTGACGAACACCCAGGGCGGTGCGGATCTGTTCAAGGGCCTGGCCGAGTGGCTGGACAAACAGACCAGCAAAGCCGTGCTGGGCCAGACCATGACAGCGGACGACGGCTCCAGCCAAGCGCAAGCCACCGTACACAACGATGTGCGGGAGGACATCCAACGCGCCGATGCGCGGCACCTCAGCGGCACACTGAACCGTGACCTGGTCAAGCCGTTCGTGGATCTGAACTACGGCATGCAGCGCCGGTACCCGACCATCCGGATCAGCGTCCCGGAGCCGGAAGACCTCAAACAACTGGTGGCCGCGCTCAAGGATCTGGTACCGCTGGGACTGAAAGTCGAAAGTTCCGTGGTCTCGGACAAGCTGGGCTTGCCAGACCCGGCACGCAATGCTGATCTACTGCAACCGGAACAGCCGCCATTAAGCGGCTCTCAACCGGCGGTTAACCGGGCTTTAAACCGCGCTCAAAACCGCGAGTCTGTGATCACGACCAATGAGCCGGACTTTGATGAGATCGCCGAAGCGCAGGACGACTGGCAGCCGCAACTGGCCCCGCTGATTGATCCCATTGAGCGCCTGGCTCAGACCGTGGCCGATGAAGGCGGCGACGAGAACGACTTCCTCGCCCGCCTCGGCGAGCTGCTGGAGACCATGGACGAAACCGAACTGGTCAAGCGCCTCTCCAGCGCCAGCTTCAAGGCCCGCGGCCTCGGTGATGCGAGGGACGACTGATGGCCAATTTCACCGCCGGCCCGGTGCCACGGGATGCGCTGGCCTATTTCCGCGACAAGGACTTACGCGTCGGCTTCGACTACCAGGACGTGTGGGGGCGGGAACATGCCCACGCCTTCACTGCCGCTAAGGCGGTGAAGCTCGACATCCTGGATGACCTGGAGACCGGCCTGGCTGATAACCTGGCCAAGGGCCAGACCTTTCGGGACTTCGCCAACAACGTTAAACCGACGTTGCAGGCCAAGGGCTGGTGGGGCATCAAGGAACAGATCGATCCCAACACGGGCAAGCTGCGCAAGGTACAACTCGGCTCCCCCCGCCGGCTCAAGACCATCTACCAGTCCAACCTGCGCAGCGCCCGATCAGCGGGTCAGTGGCAGCGTATCCAGCGCACCAAGGAAACCCAGCCCTACCTGCTGTATGAACTGGGCCCCAGCGAGAACCACCGGCCTGAGCATGTTGCCTGGGCGGGAACGCTGCTGCCGGTAGACCATCCCTGGTGGCAAGATCACATGACGCCCAACGGCTACGGCTGCAAATGCCGGGTGCGCCAGGTGTCGCAGTTCGAAGCCGATCGGCTGGGCCGTGCGGGCGTGCAGGATCCGCAAGCCGCGCTGGAGATGGACCCGGCCACCGGCCTGCCAACCGGTCGGCGAACGCGCCAGACCATGCCCGTGCGGCGCGAGGCCCCGCCACGGCAAACCGTCAGTTACACCAACACGCGCACCGGTGAGATCACCCAGGTGGATCAGGGCCTGCATCCGGCCTGGGCGACCAACCCAGGGCAAGATCGCGTGCGGGTGTTGCGAGACCGCATAACCGGCAAGCTGGATACCGTCGACCAACGCCTGGCAGAGGCCACCACGCGAGACGTGATGAATAGCCCCATCCTGACAGACTGGGTGCGCAGGCCGGATGGCGAACTGCCAGCGGGCATTGTCGACCGTCAGGCGCAAACAGCCCTGGGCAGCAACACGCAGGTGGTGCGGTTGTCACCGCAAAGCTTCAGTAAACAGGCAGAACGCCACGCCGATCTGACCGTCGACGATTACCGTCTGCTGCCGGACATCCTGAACCGGGGCATCCTGATCGAGCAGGCCAACAACCTGGTGGTGTTCCGCCAACGATCGGCTGACTCTGCCAACCGTTGGTGGAAGGCTGTGGTCAAGCGGACGGGCGACGACGAGCGGCTGTACCTGGTGAGCTATCAGAAAGCGGATGACCGCGAGCTGCGGCGCATGAGAAGCCAGGGGCGGGTAATTCGGGCAACTGAGCAGTGAAGAAGGGG